CATCATCTTATAGCTTCAAGAAGTTTAAGGATGGTTCTCTAGCTACTAATGACCCTTTTGGTTATATGTCACAGATAAGTGCATATGCAGAGAGTGCAGGTGATAACTCTGCAGGTTTCTTTGCAGTAGATAAATCTACAGGGGAACTTACGTATATGCCTGTCGAAAGTATACATATGATAAATGCTTCAGATAGAGTGAAACATTTAAAAGATGTAGTCAAGTCTTCTTCTCCACCACCTAAGTGTTATCCTGATGAGCCTGATGGTAAGTCAGGTAATATGAAACTTGCAATAGGTTGTGTGTTCTGTGGATACAAGGAACATTGTTGGTCTGATGCTAATCAAGGCAAAGGACTAAGGAAGTTTAAATATTCTACAGGTATACGTTACCTTACACAGGTTCATAAAACACCTGATGTAGAAGAAGTTACAAATGCCTTCGCATAAATTTCGTTCCAATTCAGAGTATAATACTTATTGCTTTCTGAAGGAAAATAAGGTATCATTCAAATATGAAAAGCTAACTATAAAGTATGAGTGGTTAGAGTCCAAAAAGTATGTACCTGATTTTGTTTTAGACAATGGGATTATCCTTGAAGTAAAAGGAAGATTCGTATTAGAGGACAGAAAGAAACATCTGTTTGTAAGAAAGCAGTGTCCTCATTACGACATTCGTTTTGTATTTGATAATCCTAACAGGAAGCTATACAAAAATGGAAGGATGACTTATGCAACATGGTGTGAGAAACATGGGTTTAAATATTGTAAAGCTAGTAGTGGGATACCAAAAAGTTGGATAACAAAGTAAAAACAAATGTAAATTTTGTTGTTGAGGAAGAAATCTTTAAAGAGAGAAGCACTCCTGAACAGACAATGTATATGTGTGTAATACTACAGGCTTTACTAGATGCAACTAAACCTACATACAAAGATGAACCTGAAACATCTATACTTGAAAGAGACAGGGCAAAGGCTTGGTTCTTTGCTTCTGTAGGTGTTACATCAGAAGACTTTAAGATGGTGTGTGACTATGCTAATATAGATTATAATTATATGAGAGAGTTCGCATTTAAAGTTTTAAAATCAGGAGAGATACAATATACAAGAAAACGAATCAACGCAGTGTTAGGACATTAAAATGAAAAGCAACTTACTACCAACAGACTACCAAAACTTTATTGCTCTATCTAGATATGCAAGATGGAAGGAAGACGAACAAAGAAGAGAAACTTGGACAGAGACTGTTTCAAGATACTTTGACTATATGCAGGGATTACATAGTAAAACTTTAACAGATTCTATTAGAAACAAACTAGAAGAAAAGATACTAGGTCTAGAAGTTATGCCTTCTATGAGAGCATTAATGACTGCAGGACCTGCTCTTCAGAATTGTAATGTAACTAGCTACAACTGTAGTTACATACCTGTAGACTCGCCTAGAGCCTTTGACGAGTGTATGTATATTCTTATGTGTGGCACAGGTGTAGGCTTCTCAGTTGAAAGAAGTAACGTAGATAAACTTCCTATTGTTAATGAACACTTTGAAGATAGCTCTACAATTATAAAGGTTGCTGACTCTAGACCCGGTTGGGCAAGAGCATTAAGAGAATTAATATCTTTATTATATGTAGGTCAGATACCTACAATAGATGTATCTGAAGTAAGACCTGCAGGAGCTAAGTTAAATACTATGGGTGGTAGAGCATCAGGACCTGAACCTTTCCTTAATCTATGTAAGTTTACTATAGATAAGTTTAAAGATGCAAAAGGCAGAAGACTTTATCCTATTGAGTGTCACGATATAATGTGTAAGATTGGACAGGCAGTAGTTGTAGGTGGTGTAAGACGTTCTGCCCTCATCTCTCTATCTAACTTAAATGATGACCAAATAAGACATTGTAAATCAGGAGAGTGGTGGGATATACCTGAAGAAAATATAATAAGAAATGGTCAAAGAGGTCAAGCTAATAACTCTGTTGCCTACAGAGATAAACCTGATATAGGAACATTTATGAAAGAATGGTTGTCTCTATATGAATCTAATTCAGGTGAGAGAGGTATCTTTAATAGACAGGCAGCAAAAAATAAAGCTAAAGAAAATCGTAGACGAGATGCTAAACATGAGTTTGGTTGTAATCCTTGTAGTGAAATCATTCTTAGACCTTATCAGTTTTGTAATTTAACTGAGGTTGTATGTAGAGTTAGTGATACATTAGATACTTTAAAAGAAAAAATAGAGGTTGCCACTATATTAGGTACATTTCAATCAACACTTACTAACTTTAAATACCTACGTAAAATATGGAAGCAGAATACAGAAGAGGAAAGACTGTTAGGAGTTTCTCTTACAGGTATACTTGACTGTCCTATTCTTTCACCTGACAATGGTGCATTAGAAGGAATTTTAGAAGAGCTTAGAGAAGTTGCAGTACAAACAAATAAAAAATATGCTAAGATACTAGGTATACCTCAGTCAACTGCTATTACTTGTGTCAAGCCTAGTGGTACTGTCAGTCAGCTAGTTGACAGTGCATCAGGTATTCATGCAAGACATAGTGAATACTACATAAGAACTGTTAGAGCAGGTAACACAGACCCACTCACACAGTTTATGAAAGATGTGGGTATTCCTTCAGAACCTTCTGTAGGTATTGAACACGCAACCACAACTGTTTTTAGCTTTCCTACCAAGTCTCCTGAAGGTGCTATCACTAGAACAGAGATGTCTGCTATAGAACAGTTAGAGTATTGGTTAATCTTTCAGAGACATTGGTGTGAACACAAACCTTCTGTTACTATTTCTGTTAAGAAGGATGAGTGGATGGAAGTAGGTGCATGGGTTTACAAAAACTTTGATGAGGTATCAGGTATTTCCTTCCTTCCTTTTTATGACCATGTTTATAAACAAGCACCCTATCAAGATGTAGAAAAAGAAGAATACTTAGAGTTAAAAAGTATAATGCCTAAGTCTATTGACTGGTCTAAGTTATCAGAGTATGAAAAAGAAGATACAACTACAGGTAGCAAAGAGTTTGCCTGTGTAGCAGGTTCATGTGAAATTGTGGATATAACATGATAGGAAGTGAATTTGGAGACTTTCCAAACTGGTGGCAATGGTGGTTGCTTGGTGCAATCACTGTTAACACTATCTTTAATTCAATAGTATTTTTTAGAGGAAGAAAGGTATTTAAAAAGAATAATGGCAACACTAATATGTAATCTACCATCAAACAAAGTATGGGTTAGAAAAGAATATCTAAGAGACTTCAAGGATGGACATGGAGAATTTGTAGAAGGTAATTGGGTGACTGCTAAGTCTATTCCGGGTAGAGCTTTCTACTTTGAAACATACCTTCCTAAGTATGGAGCATTGTTTGACAAGCTACCTATCTCTGCCTTCTTATCTAAACCTAAGTTACCTGACCCGGATATGCCACTTGATAATTTACAGTTTTGGAATTGTATGGATTATGGAATTGTTAATATACATAAACAGTTTATTTCCACAATGGACTACGAAATTTTAACACATGATTTTGGAACTGTCAAGGGATTTTATATTGCCACTCTTGATAACTATCATCCATTTGCAGATGAAGTAGACTATAGCACAAGTGAAGTACCAGAAGAACATAAGTCTTTTAACTTAATTGAACTAGTCAATGGACAGTTTGCACTCTATCCTAATAATAGAATGAGAGTCTATGATAATTCACTTACACCTGAAGAACCATTAAAGCCTGACTTTAAAGTTAGCACAGAGTATTACCAAGTAGAGAATGAAAAGAATAAAAGACTTGGAGATACTGATGAGTACTTTTATTAAAAAGTTCTTGACATAATTAATAATATATATTATAATTCGTAAAGAAAGGAGTACATCAATGACAGATGATAAGATTAAAAAGCTTGAAGAAGAAATCAATGCAAAGAAAAAAGAAGTAGAAGAGTTAAAGTATGGTGACCTAAAGGCAGCATGGAAAGACTTTGAAGCAGCTTCTGAGATTGCAACTCAAAAGTATAAGAAGTATAAAGAGATTGCAAAAGAAAAGTATGGGGTTACTGCAGTAGTTCCAAATCATTTAAATATTATTGACCAATTTTTTAAATGGTAAGTATGTTCCTAACTAGAAGACCTGTTATCTATGTAGGATATGACCCTAAAGAACATATTGCTTTTGAGATTTTAAAACAATCTATAAATCAATATACACATAAGTATGATGTAATACCTTTAGAGCAGTCATCCCTACGTAGGTCAGGTCTCTATAAAAGAACTTATTATTTAGATGAAGAAGGTCAGATGAGAGACTTTTCTGATAGAAGACCTTTTAGTAGTGAGTTTACATTTACAAGATTCTTAATACCTTTTATTAATCTTCATAAAGGATTGGCACTCTTCATGGATTCTGATATGTTTGTTAGGGCAGACATTACAGAAATCTTTGAAGAGTATGGACAGTTTGATGAGTATG